TACCAGATCCTGATCCTACAGTGGTTGTTGATCCACATTTTTTAATGATTGTTGAATCATCTGAAACTTTATTTATATTATCTACTTTAATTTTACTTGTCATAATTATTGAAACCTATACCTTATTATTACGATTCCGCTACCGCCTGCGCCACCACCACCTACAGCATTATTATTTGGAGCCTGTGGACTATCAAAACTATTTCCACCACCTCCACCACCAGTGTTAGCTGTTCCATTGACTGCAACAACATAATCTGGATTATTATAACCTCCTAGTCCGCCACCACCTGATCCACCTGTTCCAGCTTTACAAGAACCAGCATCTACATTTTCACCATAAGCACCACCTCCGCCTCCACCAGCATAGTAAGTATCTGATCCATTGATATTAATTTGTAATCCTACTCCTCCTGGTCCAGCGGATCCATCGGTACTTGGGGCAGGACCAACAGTTGCATTAGTACCTGCTGCACCAGCTCCTCCACCACCAGCTCCATTCCACGGGTTATTTGCTCCTATTCCTCCAGAATTACCTTGAGAGGGTGATACGGGAGGAGTATTACCTGCTCCTCCTGAAGTCGGTGGATTAGTACGAGAACCAGGAGAAAAACTATCAACTCCTTGTCCTCCTCCTGATCCACCAGAGTTTCCTGGTAATGCTGCAGCTTGTTCTGGATTAGGATGACCACCATTGTAAGAACCACCCCCTCCACCACCTGTAGAAGTAATTGTTGAAAAAACTGAATTAGAACCACTAGCTCCTTCAGCATTACTTCCTGGACTTACAGTTGATCTAGTTGTTTGTGCAAAAGCTGATCCTCCACCACCAACTGTAATTGGATATGATTGAGCAGAAAGTGATAATTCTGAACCTTTTCTTGGAGCACTTGGTGTCGGTGCACAATAAGTATTAGCTGAAAATCTCATTCCACCAGCTCCACCTCCGCCACCTATATCTAATCCACCAGCTCCACCTCCTGCAACTACTAAATAATCTACAGTTCCCGTATCTCCTACTGTATTAACTGTAAAAGTTCCAGGTCCAGTAAATGTATGAATTTTAAAATTACCAGAACAAGTTACTGTTCCACCTGTTGCTGTCATAAAAGTAACACCCGTTCTATCTCCTTCCTTACCTGCATTAACAACTTTCCATCCTCTTGTTCCATCTACATAAACAAATGTTAAAGCTATTCCATTATTTTCAATTGTTAAATCTGAAGCTGATCCCTCTATATTTGAACCATTTCTTGCCACCGTAATATTATTTGTTACAGATGTTCCTGCATAATCTGAAACCGCAACAATATCTCCTGCACTTGGACTTGCAGGTAGTGTAACTGTGAGTGCCGTAGAAGTTGTATCTACAAAATATCCTTCTCCATTAACAGCTGTAAAACTTGCAGTCTTTTTAGTTGTCTCCCAATCAATTGTACCCGTTCTTCCAAAACCAGATTGACTAGCACCACTTCCTAAAGTTACCGTATCACCAGAAGCACCTAGTGTTAAGGTAGTTCCGCATTGTGGTTCGACTGCATTTACTTCTATCTTTGACATTATACTATTACTAAAGTTCCTGTTACTGTTATAGTTGCAGGAATCGTAATAGGTCCTGCAAGAACTGCACTATCTATTGTTTGAGTTCCGTCAATTGTTGACGCTTGATTTTTTATGAATTCATCTGGAGATGTTTGACCTCCAATGTATTGAACACCGTTTACTATTGCCGTCATATTTCCTCCTTACGAACTAATATCGTCTATAAATGAAGTGACAATATCTAAACTAGAAGCAGTATTACTTTTAGCTTTTAATACATCACCATTTTTTAAAACAATTTTTGCTCCACCTTGAATTAATTCTATCGCAGAATTTGGTGGTACAACCACACCTTTTGCAAGAAAGTGATCATTACTACTATTCTCGATAAATACATCTACTTCAATAGTAGAGGTAAGAACGTTGCAACATCTTATTCCGATAACTGCATCAAAGTCTCCACCAGTTATTAGAGTAACTTCTGATGTTCCGACGTTTCTTTGTAAATCGTTTCTAAAATTTTGTGCCATAATTTATTCCTTTATAACGCCACCGCCATTGCTAATGCAAAGCCAGCTGACGCTGCTCCTACCGGATCTCCTGATGCGTCCAAGAAAACCGATTTACTTGCTGGTAAAGTACAGAATACATCTTTTGTACCTGAACCAAAATCAACAACATTGTCAGAATTAGAACTACTAAAAATTGTAGCTCCTGATCCTCTTGTTAAGTTTGCACTTGTTCCATCTAATGTTCCAAGTCCAACCTCAAATTCACTTGTACCCTGATTAAAGATACAATAGTAAGTCGTATTATTGTTTCCTATACCTTGTGCAAAAGTTTCAAAGCCAGTTGCTGCTGCCCCAAGTGCAAATGCACCTGTTCCAGTAGTTGTGCTTGTTACTTTTACTCTATCATTTATAACTAAGGCCATTTATTCTCCTATGCCATACTTATGATTGCATTAGCCGGTGTAGTAGGATCAGGAAACGTAATAGTAAAAGTACCATTCGTTGCTGTCTTGTTTCCACCAAAATCTAAAACCACTACTAATCTATTTGCTGTACCATCAACTGTATCTGTATTATAGATCGCTGCAAAAGCGGCGGTGAAAGATGCACTACTATAAGTAACATTATCAAAATCAACTGAAGCAACTGCTGTGCTCGAAGCAACTCCAAATCTTGTTAATGTTTTAACTGAATAGTTAGTTCCACCTGTTGTATCTACTTCGCCGTTTCCAGTTCCTGCTAAATACACAGTTGAAGATGTTGAATATGGATTAGTTGTGTATAATGAAATTTTAAAAGTGTTTCCACCAGAAGCTTTGAAGTTATGATTTGCTTCGAAGAGAGCACCTCTAAAACTATTTGGTATTATGTTTGCCATATTGTTTTATCTCCTATGTATAACTTGATGGTGGTTTAACGTTAAGTTGAGCTCGAACTTCACCATCTTGATATTCGTCTCTGCGTCTTTGACCGATTTGCTCGATCGCGTACGATTCTATTGCCTCTTTATATTGGCCTTGGTAGTATTGTAACATATCTGCCGGACCTTTCAAGTATCCATATGCATTTACCAGACACGCGTACAAAAGTAAATCTTGATATTTATTAGACAAATAAGTCCCAACTGTAGCTGGAGCGGGAGTAGATGTAGTATCAGTTATAGTTTCTGGCTCCTTGTCATAAGCTAAAGTAATTTCATAAGTTTGGTCTGGTGTAGGTGCTAAGACCCAAAATTCTTCATCCCAGTTTGCATAATATTTAGGTATATCTACAGCTGATGTACCAGGTGTAGAATAAAATTCTGCTATGTATGATGTATCTTTTTGTTCTAAATAAAACTGATTCCCAGCTGAATCTTTAAGTTGTACATATCTTATGGCTCTTAAATCGTCTGGTATAGTGACATATCTATTTCCAATAATAGCATTTGATGTTGCATAAAATACACTTTGATCAGTATCTATCGCTCGATGAATTTTATTTTCTGCATTTATAATTATAGTTTCTAAAACTGCATCAGTTAAAACATTACTACCAACCTCAGTATAGTTTCTAATATCATCTCTTAAGTTTGTTAAAGTATATGCCATAATTAATTAATTACCTCCAATGTTACTGGTCCTGCAGAACAGTTTTCTCCACCACCAGATATACCTCCTGTTGTAGCATTACTAGTGCTAGTTATATGAAAAAAATTTATTGGATCTGTTAAAGGATCTGTCGTTGTAGCTCCTGTTATATTACCTGAAGAATCTATTTTACCTAAAGCAATTGTAAAACCACTTGTATTATTTAAATCACTTACGTTGTCAAATGTAGGTATATTTTGAAATTGTTGTAAGTTTGGAGTATCATCTGAATCATCACCACCAGGACCCGCTGCTATTACTTCTGGTGGGCCTCTAAATCTAACTATAGAACCTGCTGCTCTTTGATGATCTTCTGAAAAAACATTCACAAAAGTTGTTCCACTAGAAATTACAGTTGTAAAAGGATTAGAATCTAAAAGTATTAAACTTGTTTTTGATGCAGGTTGTGGTCTTGGATTATACAAAGCTTGTGGGTCAGAGCCAACTGGTTTTGGTTCTAACTGAGGTTGCTTTGGTTCATATTCTGAAAAATGAACTAATGATCCATTCCATTCTCTAACCATTTCATCATAAGGAAATCTTAATCCTGATCTATCTGAAATAGCGTATGCATATTTTCCTGAAGCGTATCTACCCATTATACTCCATCTCCATAAAATGTTTGTGGTGAAATGAAAGTAGATGTGCCCTGATTATCTGCATCAAGAGCTCTTAATAATTCACTTTCATATCTACGTTCTAATTCTTGACTTCTATCTGGTGAATATTTTTGACTTAAATAATATGCAAGACCAGACATCATACAAGGATAAAATCTATTAACTATATCTGATGTATTTGTATAAGCGCCAGCATCTTGAATCTTTGCTAAATAATAAAAACAAAATTGAAAACTACTTGGTGTGGTTGTGCTTGATACACTTGAACTTGGAGTTGTATATAAAAATACACTTGGATTTAATTTTCTTTCTACATAATATTGTGATGGTGTGCCTTTTGCCAATTTATTTGGTGTTTGTGAATATGTAGATCTATCTATTTTTGTAAGCGCAATATCTTCTGGGGCAGCTGTATTTGAATTATTTCTATAATAAGCCTCTAAAACTGTATCTAAATCTTCTGGAAAATTTTCTGAATCAGATGCAAAATTATATTCTGCTTGGCCTTCTACCAATGGAACTTTTGCAAGTTTAACTTTCCATAAATGAACGCCTCTGTTTGCCCATTCTTGGAACATAATATTTAAAGATCTTCTTGCAGATCTTAACATATATCCTGTTCTTGCACTTTTAACACCAGTTCTTTCAAATGCTTCTTCTATAATATCATCTATTTGAGGATTAAATTGTGTCTCTTCAGATGTTGGTGAAATGGTTTGAGCAGTATTACCCATACCGCTGTGATTGGTGCAATAATAAAATAATAAAGGAGCGCCTGTAGTTCTTACAGGTGCAACATTAAATGTAGTTTGTGCTCCTGCACTTCCAGGTGTGCCCGTGGATGTAATACCAGATGTGTAAGCAGCTACTGGACTATTATTTGGATTTCTAGAAAAAGCAATTTGATGAACACCACCAGACGCATTACTAGAATCTGATTGATCAAATATATAGGTATTACCCTCTTGTAAATACAAGACAGGAGCTAGCTCACCGTTAATATAAAATCTATTACCGGTTCCGTACTGTGTTGTACCCGTTGCTACGGTTACTTTATAAGTTATTGTAGCCACAATTTACTCCTACGTAAATGTTATAGTAACACTTGGTGTAGCTGTTAGATCTAAATAAATTCCTTCTTCAAATAAAATTCCAGAACCTGGAACATAAAAATCTATTCCTTCAGATCCAAACTCAAACGTAGCTATTGC